ACGGAGCCAACCTTTCCGGCGTTATCATCGACGAGCTTCACGCGCAGCCGGACCGCCAGCTCACGGACGTTCTGACAACGTCCCAGGCATATCGGCTGCAGCCCCTCACCGTCTTTCTGACGACGGATGGTTACGACAAGAACTCGGTCTGCTGGGAAATGCACGACTACGCGCAGCGGGTGAGAAAGGGGATAGTCAAAGACCCCTCTTTTCTTGGCGTCATCTTTGCTGCTGACGAAGGGGATGACTGGCAACAGGAGTCGACCTGGCGAAAAGCCAATCCGAATTGGGGCGTCACGGTTCAGCCGACTTACTTGCGTGAGCAGGCGAACAAGGCGGCAGAGGTTACCGCTTATGAAAACACTTTCAAGCGCCTGCACCTTAATGTCTGGACAGAGCAGGACTCCCGCTGGCTTCCGATCGAGAAGTGGGACTCCTGCGCGCGGGTGTTTTCGGACGAAGACCTTTATGGTCGGCGCTGTTTTGTTGGGGTCGACTTGGCAACAACCACCGACGTGACTGCGATCTGTTTGCTCTTCCCGCAGGAAGATGGCAGCTACAGAACGAAGCTCAAATTCTTCGTGCCTGAAGAAGCCGTAAAAATAAGGACTAAGCGAGATCGGATACCCTACGATCAGTGGGCTCGTGAGGGGCGGATCATGGTCACGCCGGGGGCTGTGTGCGATTACGATTTTATCCGAGAGTCATTCAGGAAGTGGGGTAAGCAGTTCAAGATCGAGCAAATTGTCATCGACCGCTGGAACGCTACGCAGCTCGCTACGCAGCTTCAGGGGGACGACTTTGAAGTCGCTTTTTTTGGCCAGGGCTACGTCTCGATGAGCGCTCCCATGAAAGAGCTCAACGGACTGATCCTAAGCCAGCGGATACACCACGACGCCGATCCGGTCCTGCGGTGGATGGTTTCAAACGTAGCGGTTGAGCAGGACGCAGCGGGAAACATCAAACCAAGCAAGAAGCGGTCGAAAGAGAAAATCGACGGTGTTGTCGCGCTGGTCAACGCCCTGGGAGTCGCTATAACGAAGACCGCCGACCCTCGATCGGTCTACTCGGAGCGAGGGCTTCTGACCCTCTAGTGGAGGGATATAGGTCTAAAACTCTTGGGACTCTATAGTTCGGGAAATGGTCGAGGCTGAAAGATGGGATTCCTGAACCGTTGGTTGAAAAGCGAAGCGCGGCACGTTGGTGCGGCGGACGACTGGGCGACAGTGCTAGAGTCGGCCTCGTCTGCCACCGGAGTCCGTGTGACGCCAGACGGCGCGATGCGGTGTGCGGCGGTGCTCTCCTGCGTCCGAGTTCTCTCTGAGACGGTGGCTGGCCTCCCCTTTATAACCTATCGGCGCACCTCCACCGGGAGGGAGCGCGATCCGTCGTTGCCGGTGTTCAAGCTCCTGAGCTCTCGGCCAAACCGCTACCAAACCGCCTTTGAGTTCCGCGAAATGATGATGGCGCACTGTCTCCTGCGCGGGAACGGGTATGCCCAGAAGGTTTTTGACGGTCGGGGCGTCTTAGTCGAGCTTGTCCCGCTGAACCCGACACGCGTGGAACCGGTGCTGCTGCCGACTGGAGAGGTGCGCTTTAAGGTAAAGACCCTCGACTTTCAGACAATAGAGCTCGGCGGAGAGCAGATTTTCCACATTAAGGGGCTCGCCACCGACGGAATCGTGGGCGTTTCGCCCATAACCTACGCGCGGGAAAGTGTCGGGCTGGCCCTTGCGACTGAGGAATACGGCGCGAGGCTTTTCAAAAATGACGCAAAACCGGGTGGCATACTTGAACACCCCGGCAAATTGAGCGACGAAGCCCATCTCCGACTAAAAAACTCCTGGCAATCTGCACACGCTGGGGTCCAGAACGCGCACAAGGTGGCCATCCTTGAGGAAGGCATGAAGTGGACCCGGATCGGCGTGTCATCCCAAGACAGCCAGTTTATTGAGTCGCGGAAGTTTCAGATCGAGGAAATTGCCCGAATTTTCCGGGTACCTCCCCACCTTATCGGCCACCTGGACCACGCGACGTTTTCAAATATCGAGCACCAGGCGCTCGACTTCGTGCAGCACACCATCCTCCCCTGGCTTCGGCGGTGGGAGCAGGCAATATCGGCGCGCCTGCTATCGGACGAAGAAAACCAGACGCACTATACAGAGTTCCTCGTGGAGGGACTCCTGCGCGGGGACATTCAAAGCCGCTATTCGGCTTATGCTGTCGGGCGACAATGGGGATGGCTCAGTGCTGACGACGTTCGGCGCATGGAAAACATGGAGCCACTCCCAAGCGGAGCCGGAGAAAAATACCTGGTACCTCTGAACATGCTCGACGCGGCGGCTGACCCTGCCCAGGAGCCCACGGCTGTTAGGCACACCGAGCCTCAATTCCTTTTTCCAGTCGTTCGGCAACAGGTCGAAAAGTATTCCGACAGGGTTGCAAAGAGTAAAAAGCCTTTCCGCAGTCACGAAAAAGTCATCATTGAAGGGCTGGTTCCGGTGGCGACGGCCTTCTTACAGGCCAGCGGCAAGCGCCATGACGCTGACTCGACCGCAGCAGCAGTCGTTCGGTTTGTTGACTATTGGGACGCAAACCCAGACGACGCAGTAAACACCAGAACGACATCGTTTGTTGAGATACTTAGAACAGTGGAGGATTCAGAAGATGAGCAGCAGTAAGGAGTTTCGTGGGAGCGCGACTGGCTTATGTGTCGAGACGCGCGCCGAGCAGGGCGACGTGATCACCGGCTACGCCGCGGTTTATAATTCAGACAGCGTCGATCTCGGTTTTTTCACTGAGGTGATCCGACCAGGTGCCTTCTCGCGCGCAGTCAAGGACGGCCAGGACGTCAGGGCTTTGCTCGACCACAACACGGGGAAGATCATAGGGCGAACAAAGGCTGGTAATCTCACTCTGCAAGAAGACGAGCAAGGCTTGAGGGTAACCTTACACCCGATCGACACCGAAGACGGAAGGACCGCCCTTGCGTGGGTGAGAAGCGGCGTCGTAGACGGCTTTTCCTTCGGCTTTGAGACTGTCGCAGACAAGTGGGGAACAAAGGAGGGGCGGGCATACAGAGAGCTTCTCGACGTGAATCTGTTTGAGGTTTCTTTGGTGGCGTTTCCTGCTTACCCTGGCACTTCGGCATCGGTTCGCGCCGAGCACCTTGTTTCCGCAGAGGCTATCTGGCGCGAGAAGGAGCAGAAGCAGCACCAGGAACAGCGGAAGATGGCTTCCTATCGGCGGCGGCTTGCGCTTCTCACTGCATTTTAGGGCGGGTATCGCCAGGAAACCAAATTCCTAGAACAATCCTCCAAGAGCCTCTCTAGTCGAGGTTCGGGCGGTCCCCAGAGATCGACGGTGTTAACTTTAGAGAGGATAAGAAAATGAGCAAGGTGCAAGAGCTGCTAAAGAAAAGGGCGGCTTTCATAGGACAGATGCAGGCACTGACCGACAAGGCAGACGCTGAGAACCGTTACTTTTCGCCGGACGAAGAGAGACAGTGGAACGAGCAAGACGCAGAAGTTAAGTCACTTTCCGGTCGTATCGCCAAAGAGGAAATCCTCGCGGCCTACGCTGGCGAGTCGACCCGTCACACTGCAGCCGTTTACGAGCCAGCAGATGACGAGAGAAGCGCACAAAAGGCGCAGACCGAGACATCTTCGGCTTCGAATAAATGGGGCAACCTTGGCGAGTTTCTTCGTGCAGTAGTACACGCTGGCTCGCCAGGTCATCGTGTAGACCCTCGACTGCTTGAGTCCCGGGCAGCCGGTCTGAGCGAAGGCGTAAACGCGGACGGTGGATTCTTGGTTGATAAGGACTTCAGCCAGGAGCTACTTCAGAAGGTTTACACCTCAGCCGCACTTGCAAGCCGCTGCCGTCGCGTTCAGATTTCGGGCCAGTCAAACGGCCTGAAAATCAACGCGATCGACGAGAGCAGCCGCGCAGACGGAAGCCGTTTCGGTGGCGTTCAAGCGTATTGGGCAGCCGAGGCCGCAGCCGCTACAGCGTCCAAGCCAAAGTTCCGGCAGATTGAGCTCAGCCTCAAGAAGCTAATGGCGCTTTGCTACGTTACAGACGAGCTCCTATCTGACACGACTGCGCTTCAGAGCGTGGTCGCGGACAGCGTGGTGCGCGAGCTGGCGTACAAGCTAGACGACGCCATCCTGAACGGTGACGGCGACGGGAAGCCTTCGGGCATCTTGAATGGCGGTGGGCTGGTTACGGTGGCCAAGGACGTCGGACAGGCCGCTGCTACGGTGACAAAGGCCAACCTGTTCAACATGCGCGCTCGCCTCTGGGCTGGTGCTCGGTCGAATGCGGTGTGGCTCGTCAATCAGTCAGTAGAGCCACAGCTATACGGCCTGACGCTCGGCGACAATGGTGCATATTTCCCGCAGGGAACATTTGCCAACCAGCCGTTCGACCAGCTGTTCGGTCGTCCGGTCATCGCTGCTGAGCAGTGCAAGCAGCTCGGAACGGCAGGCGACATTGTCCTCGCGGACTTTGGCGAGTACCTTCTAATCGAGAAGGGTGGCATCAAGGGAGAAACCAGCATCCATGTGCGGTTCCTTTACGACGAGCTTGCCTTCCGGTGGACTCTGCGTGTCGACGGCAAGCCGATCTGGTCTGATGACCTCACACCGGCTTATGGCACGGACACCTTGTCGGCTTATGTAGCACTGGCGACCAGGGCTTAATTCCTGACGCTAGTCTCGGATGCCGAGTGCTGTTTCGGCTCGGCATCCGAATTTTTTTCGCACACGGGGGCAGATGCACGACTTCACGAGGACCACGCTCGTTTCTCCGCCTGAAATCGAGCCGATCGACCTGTATGACGTCAGGGCTCACCTGAGAGTCACTCATAATGAGGAAGACGAGCTCCTGAACGCTCTGATCACCGCTGCGCGAGTGACCGTCGAGACAATCACCAGGCGGAGCCTGATTACCCAGCAGTGGCGGCTCTCCCTCGACGCGTTCCCAGCTGGGAGAGTCATAAAGCTCCCCCACACGCCAGTTCGGGAGGTCACAGCGGTTGAGTATTACGATCAAGAGGGCAACCTCCAGGCCTTAGACCCGGACAAATACTGGCTAGACGACCTCTCCGCACCGGCAAGGCTGATGCTAAAGGAGGGAGAAACCTTCCCAGACGTCGAGCAAGGACGGCCGAATGCCGTTGAAATCACCTATTTTGCTGGGTACGGCGACGATCCCGCGGATGTCCCGGCGCCTGTTCGCCACGCAATCAAGCTCGTGGTGGCGCATCTCTACGAGAATCCCGACATAGTTTCAGCGGGGCAGCTCTTCACTATCCCTATGAGCTGCGACTATCTGCTCTCACCGTACCGGGTGATCACGTTTTTTTGACGGCCTATGAAAAGCGGGAGGCTTAGAGAGTCGATCACTATTGAGAAGAAGGTCACCGCTAGGGGGGCGCTTGGAGAGCAGATCGTCTCGTGGACTAAACGGGCCCAGGTCTTTGCGCAGATCGTTGCAGAAATGGGCGGCGAATCGCCAAAGCGCAATTTCGAGGGCGAGTACGAACAACCGGTCACCTTCCTGATCCGTTACCGCACCGACATCTCGAGCGCGGACCGCATTGTCCACGGCTCCAAGACTTACAGCATCGACGGCATGAAGGTTCTCTCGCTCACGCGGTACAACGACGCAATGGAAATCAAAGGGGTGCATCGTGTTAGGGCCTAAACTTACAGCCGCGCTCTGGGGCTATGACTCAACCATCAGGGGCGCCTTTGACACCTCAAGCGGGGTTGCGCAGTTTGTGCGCCTTGACGTTCAAGGAACGCAGGCAGTCATCGACGCGCTCAAATCGCTGCCGGGGAACGTAAGCCGCAGGATTCAAAGAAAGACGATGAAGGCAGTGATCGAGCCAATTTTCCAAGATGTTCGCAGCTCGGTCCCGGTTGACAGTGGGCAGTTAAGAGATTCAGTCACTAAGAGGGTGGGAATAAGCAAGAAATACGGGACGATCACCGGCACAGTCTCTCACAAATATGCCGACACCTTTTATGCGCACTGGGTCGACCAAGGCTGGAACCTTACCGGGCATAGGGCCGGTAAAAAGCGCGGCCCTTTCGGGCATCCGAAGGTTCTCAGGCGCGTGGAAGGGCGATACATATTTCGGAAGGCCCTAGAGCGTCACGCAGACGGCAGCGTCTCCGCCTTTTACCGCGATCTCAAGGAGTCCACAGACGAGGTGCAGAAGGAGCTGGGGGCGTCAAATGATTGAGCAGGCTATCTTTGCAAGGTTGACCGGCTTTCCTGAGGTTTCGAGCATCGTAGGGGACCGCATCTTTCCTGTCTTCCTGCCTGAAAAGTCTATCCTCCCCGCAATAGTGTTTCGACGGGTATCGACTACCGGCGCAGATTTAAGTCACTCTGGCACCAGCGGGAAGCTCACAAGCGAGTTTGAGGTCGAAAGCTACGCGCGAGAGGTATCCGTTGCGAAGAGCCTAGCGATGGCTGTCCGAAAAGCGTTCAGCGGATTTAGCGGGACGGTTGCCGGAGTGAAGGTTCATCGCGCTGCTGTGGACAACGAATTTGACGACTACGACTTTGAAAGTGGGCTTTACACGATACCGGTTCAAGTTTTTTTAATGCACGACGAGGGCTAAATTATGTCGAATCCAGCAGCAGCACACGGCACAGAGCTTAAAATTGGCGACGGTTCCAGCCCGGAAGTGTTCACCGCAATCGGCTGCATCTTTGAGGGACCGACAGGCGGCGGGTTCGCGCCTCAGTTCATAGAGGGCCGGCATCATGGTTCACCTGACATCGTTCGCCGAGTGTCCATCGTAGACAAGCCAGCGATCAACTTCCGCGCGTACTATGACAGCACCGACGTTCAGCACTCTGCGCTGGTTTCGGCTGCGAAGGACGGCGAAAAGCTGAATTTCAAATACGTTCTCACGGACGACGGAGCCGAGACTTTCTCCTTCGGCGCTTATGTGAGCGTCTCGTTTGAGTCCCCGGTTGACGGGTTCCAGACCGTGTCGGTCACACTCGCAGTCGACGGCGCGATTACTCAAAGCTAAGAAGTAAATTAAAAACCGAAACGGAGCGGTTACCATGCAAAACATCGAAAAAGCTGTCTCGTCTATCCACATCGATCTCGGCGGCGTTCAGCGTCGTTTTGAGTTCACAATGTGGTCCATCGCACAGATGAAGCGACTGAGCGGAAAGAACGCCCTGAGAGGCGAGCTCGACGTCCAAGACCCCGAAGACCTCGCAGTTCTGGTCTGGGCTGGACTGATTTCGAGCGACCCATCGCTCGACGGTGAGGTCACGCCTTCTCAAGAGCCTGGTCGACCTGGAAAAGGTGACGACACTGTCATGTCAGCAATCCATCAGATTCAGAAGTGGATGAGGTTCGACCGTTTAACCGAGATCGGTTCGGCGGTTCGTCAGGCATTTGACGCTGCCAGTCCGGCAAACAGCAAAAAAAAATAGATGACGACCAGGTCGTCGA